AAAACCACTATGAGGAAAAGAGAGCAAAAGAAGAAACAGATAGGTTTATTGAAGGTTTTAGCAACCTCATGTCCTATGACGGGACACCGCAGAAAGTTGGTGAGGAAGATTGAATGTAAAGATAGGTTGCAGTAATTACAAGCTTATTGATTCGCCAGATTTAATACGCAAAGAACTAAAAATGGGCATGATTATGTATAACGAAAAAGAAATACATATCCAAAATGGTTACCCACAGGAAACTAGAGAACAAGTTTTGCTTCACGAAGTAGTGCATGGAATGTTAAGCGAAACAGGAGAGAAAGATTTAGCCGAAAACGAGCAGTTTGTTGAGTTGATGTCACGACAATTATTCACCTTTATAAAAGAAAATGACTTAGATAAAGTATTTTCTTTTTTGAAAGAAGGTGAACAGCCTTGAAGAACTACGAAGTAACAGAAGAATGGCGACAGTACCAAGCGGGTATAGATTACAACCACAAAATAGACCTATACCAAACAGTAGACAAAAATGAAGCCTTTTACGCAGGTGAACAATGGCGAGGAGTGCAAGCCAACGGACTTCCAACACCAGTATTCAATATTTTTAAGCGGGTTATCAACTGGCTTATAGCCTCAATCCTTAGTCACAATATTAAAATGCAGTTCGTTCCCGAAAATGTTGGTGATGAACCTGCAAATGAGAAAGAGGAGTTCGTCAAAGAAGCTGCGGAATTGGTTAGCAACTACTCAGAAACACTCTGGGAAAAGTTGAAAATGCAGCAGAAATTGAGACAATGGCTTTTGGATGCTGCATTGTCGGGCGATGCTTGTGCATATGTATTCTGGAACCCAAATATAGATACAGGGCAGGAAATGCAGGGAGATATTGACATAGAATGCGTGGACAACGTGAACGTATTTTTTGGCAATCCCAATGACCAAAGAGTAGAAACACAACCCTATATTATCCTTGCTTTTAGAGAGCTAGTGAGTAAGCTAAAAGAAGAAGCAAAAGCCAATGGCATACCTGCGGAACAAATACGTCTCATCACACCCGATGAAGAAACATTCTATCAATCAGGCGATAGATCCAAGATAGAGCTTGAAGAAAAAGAAGCCAATACCGGAAAATGCATAGCACTTCTAAAACTATGGAAAGAAAATGGCAGGGTATACGCCAAAAAAATAACCAAATACACAGTTATCCGTGACAAATGGGATACAATGCTCCGCAATTATTCTACTACATGGATGAACTGGGACAAACGGAAGAATAGTTATCATGGCCAAGCAGTAGGAACGGGCCTTATACCAAACCAAGTATTTATAAACAAAATGTTCGCTATGGCTATGATGAGCCTAATGCACACCGCTTTTCCAAAAGTAGTATACGACAAAAGCCTAATAGGAGCATGGAATAACCAAATAGGAGCTGCTATAGGGGTAGAGGGTACCGGTGACGTTAAACAAGTAGCTCATTATTTATCACCCGGCCAAATGAGCGAACAAGTATTAAAAGTCATAGACCTAGCAATTCAATACACAAAAGATATGCTAGGAGCTTCTGATGCTGCTTTGGGCGACGTGAAACCAGAAAACACATCGGCAATCATAGCAGTACAACAAGCAGCAGCGGTACCATTAGAAAACATCAAACAAAACCTATATCAATTTATTGAGGATATAGGCTATATCTGGCTTGATTTTATGGCCAACTACTACGGGAAACGCTCTATAGACGTAGAGGTATTAGGTAAAAGGGAAATAAGAGAGTTTGACTTCTCCAGACTTAAAGATATGAAGTTCAGGTTAAAAATAGACGTTGGGCCAAGCTCCTACTGGTCCGAAATAACAGCTATGCAGACACTTGATAACCTGTTAAATACCGAGAGAATTAGCTTTACGCAGTACCTTGAAAGGGTACCTAAAGGCTTGATACCCAAGAAACAGGAACTCATCGAAGAAATCAAGTCACAAGACCAAAAACAACAATTTATTTACGAGCAAATGGCCAGATTTTTAGAACAACTACCACCTGAGGTACAACAACAAATCATGAGCATGCCCGAAAAAGAACAAGAACAACGTCTTATGGAAATAATGATGATGCCACCAGAAGAGTTACAAATGCAGGAAATGATGAGTGGCATGCAAATGCAAGAAAATATATAACAAGTTACAAACACCATTTAAGGTGTTTTTTTATTTGTCCTGCCACATGACGTTAAACTAGGCAAATATCGACCAACCATAGTCGAAGGAGGAAATTTTAAATGAGTGAAGATATTATGGCCAACCAAAGCCAAAAATTGAAAATTAATTTACAGTTATTCGCAGATGAACCTACTGGAGAACCGGCACCAGAGCCGGAAGGAGAACCTACAGGCGAACCTAGCGGAGAGCCTGCACCAGAAGGTGAACCAGAAGGTGAACCACAAGGTGAACCAGAACCTTTTATAAAAATCAAGTACAACAAAGAAGAAGTTGCACTTGATAGGGAAAAGGCGATTGAGCTAGCTCAAAAGGGCATGAATTATGACAAAATCTACGAAAAACTACAACAACTAGAAAATGACCCAAGATTGTCATTCGTAGAACAACAGGCACAAAGATACGGAATGACTGCAGAACAATACCTAGAAGCGGTCAGAGAAGCGGAAGAACAAGAGCAACTGAACGAATTGATACAGCAAAACATTCCCGAAGAAATTGCAAAAGAAATCATGGAAAACCGCAAATTTAGGGAACAGTGGGAGCAGGAAAGAAGAGCTAGAGAGCAGGAAGAACAACGCCAAGCAGATTATCAAGCATTTTTAGAAACATTCCCTGATGTGAAACCAGAGGACATACCACAGTCTGTCTGGGAAGAAGTGAAACAAGGGAAATCATTGGTTGATGCCTATACCAGGTATGAAAACCAATTACTTAGACAACAGTTGGAAGGACTACAAGGCAAGAAAGAAGTAGAGAAGAAAAACGAAGAAAATAAGCAAGCTACAACAGGGTCCGTCACAGGCCAAGGAGACGGTAAACAACCGTACTTTACCAAAGAACAAGTCGAAAAAATGTCAGTTGAAGAAATCAACAAAAACTGGAAAGCAATAATGGAGAGCCAGAAACAATGGTTTAAATAGCACAAGAAAGGAGTAGATAAGTATGTCTGTTAATGTACCAAACTTTGTTCCAAAGATTTGGGCAACCAAAATATTAAGAACACTTGAAGATAATTTAGTAGCTAAAAAAATATGTAATGTATCCTACCAAGGACAAATTAAAAAGGCGGGTGACTCTGTCTATTTTAATGGGCTTAGTGACCCAACTATCAACACTTACAACGGGTCTGTATCTTATGAAACCCTAAAAGATGCAGGCGTTGTAATGCAAATCGACCAACAAAAATACTTTGCTTTTAAAGTAAATGATATTGAAAAAGCACAAGCTAACGTTGATTTAAAAGGTTCCCAAGCCGAAAGAGCTGCTTACAAGCTCAAAGAAGCAGCTGACTCTTATGTTATGGGCTTTTATAATGAAGCACTTCATACAGTCACCGATGCCTCTTGTGATAGTGCCTCTATCCTTTCAACACTAGGTTTAGCACAACAAAAATTAGCAGAACAAAACGTACCTGAAAGCGATATGTGGATGGTTATTACTCCGTGGGTAAGACTTAAATTACAACTTGCGGGTATTAAATTCCAAATCAATAACGGTATCAACGGTACAGGTGGTATGGCATGGACCAAGGAATTAGGATTTGATATCTATGTAACAAACCAAGTTGTAAACTTAGGTACTGTAGATACTCCTCAGTCTCAATGTATGGCAGGTAGCTACAATGCTATTGTATACGCCGACCAAATCGTCGAAACCGAAGCAATGAGATTAGAGGGTAGCTTTGATACAGCTGTTAGGGGATTACATGTATACGGAGCGAAAGTGGTAAGACCAGACCTATTGGTTAAGTTGGATCTTGCATTTGCTAATGAAACCAGTATCTAGGTCTCTGTGTTGTGAACCGGTCTAATTCATGGTATAATATACCTGAAGAAGGCCGGTTTACATGAAATTAAAAGATTTAACAGGCAAAAGATTTGGGAAATTGGTGATGTTGAGGAGACATGGTAACCATCCTAAAAACAAACGTGTAACGTGGGAATGCCAGTGTGATTGTGGCAACAAGACAATAGTATGCGGTAGTGACTTAAAATCGGGAAATACAACTAGTTGTGGTTGTCAGTCATCAAGGAATAACGTACAAAATATAAATAAAACACACGGCATGTCAAAAACACCATTGTATTATGTATGGTGTGCTATGAAAAACAGATGTTATAACAAAAACCAAAAAAAGCTATAAAAATTATGGGGCTAAAGGGATTAAGGTTTGCGATAAATGGCACACTTTTGAAGGGTTTTATGATGACATGGGAGCACATATAAACGCGGGCTAACCATTGAGAGAATAGACCCTAATGGCGATTATTGCCCAGAAAATTGCAAGTGGATTACAAAAGAGGAGCAAGCACGAAACAAAACAGATTTAAAGGAGTGATATAAATGGCTGTAAACGTTACTAATAGCACTTTAACAACTTTTAACAGTGAAGTAGTCTTAACCAAAAATGCTGCTACTTCGTCCACTATAGATGAGACCGAAGTATTCACTGTAACACCAACCAAAGCGGACCACAAAGTGGTATATATCATAGAGAATGGTTCGGCTACCAATGCACTTGCATATTCAATCGCAGCAGGAGATTACTGGGCTGGCGGAAGTGCCAAAACAGGTTCGGTAGCAGCTAATTCCAGTGAGGTTATTGTGTTAGAAGGGGCAAAATACAAAGCACAAGCAGGAACAGTCTCTATTACACTAACCCCTGCAAGTGGTAAAATATTATCAACAGACCATGCAGCTAAAGTAGCGGTCATAGAATTACCTTAACCAACCATAGTTAGGGGCAGGGCTTAGGCTTTGCCCTTATTTTTTTATATAGGGGTGAAATAATGATTAAGTTTAAAGGACAACCGAATATGTTGGTGCGGTTCAACCCACCAATCGGAAATATAAAATATGTTAGGTTTGATGAAAACGGAGAGTTTAAAACCGATAACGAGCGGATAATTAAACGGTTTAAGCATAAATTTGACAGTGTACCGGTTAAAAATGAAGTAGAAAAAGAAAAACCAAAAGAAAAACCTAAGAAGAAACCCAAGAGAAAGGGTGATAAGTAATGGCTAGTAATAAATTTGAACAATTTTTCCTAGCGGTTTTTGAAAATGTGTTTGATAGCGTAAACAATAAACTAAAAGTAGCTAAGCAGGCAATTACCCGTTCGCAAGCATTTATTACTACAACAGCTTTAGGAGTAAGCGGGACGTACACTAGTGCGTCTATTGACGGTATACAGTACAGACGCCTGACAGGGAAGGTTTTTGCTGACCAAGCAGGCACATTAGAAATACATCATTCTGATGACGGTACTACATGGGATACAATTACAAGCATTAGTGTGTCGGCGAGTACGCCAGCAAGTTTTGATGAACCAATTTATACTAGATACATTCGTGTTAATTATGTAAATGGTACCACTGCACAAACTGCTTTTAGGTTAAGCGGATATTTGAGTGTGGAATAACGAGTTAGTAAAAAGGCGGTGATATAAATGGCAGTAACCGCACAAGAAGTATTTAACCTTGCTATGGATTTATTGGGAGAAAGGGAAGAAACAGGGGTTATAGATGAAACAGATACAAAAACATATAACGTAAAAACTCCTGGTATTCTGACACTTCTACAGGCCGAATTAATCAAGCAAGGAGAAATATTTAAAAAATACGAAATAAGCAACAAACCAATAGAAAACAAACTAGGTTATATCTCAAATTTTGATATACAAGCCTTTGAAGGAACAGAATTAACCTTTGAATGTTCATCTCCATGTAAGGCTTATTACTTTGAGGTAGATAACGATGCTACTGTTTATGTAGAAGATTATACAAGCGGATGGAATACATTAGCTACTATCAACGCAACACCTACAACAAGCGGATTTACCGCATATAAAGGGGTAGTAACACCAACACCAGGAGCGACACGTTCAAGGTTAAGGTTTACAGGGAATTACTACTATCGGACCATAAACAGAGCTTTATTTAATATTCCCTTTGCTTCTGCTGATGAAGTGCCAGATTATAGGCCCTGGGTTAAAAAAGAAATGCCAAATGACTTTAAAAGTATAGACCAAATCATTAACGAATACCCTGAAAGACAGTATTCTAAAGATGCTAATTACAAATGGGAAGGCAGGAAGGACCTGTATATCAACTACTACTATAACGGTATAGTAAGAGTTATCTACAGACCGATACCCGATGTTATAACTGCATTAACAGATACTTTACAGGTAGACGATGTAACAGCTAGAACTATTCTACCTTATGGATTAGCAGCACATTTACTTTTAGACGAAAATCCAGATGTTGCAAATTTCTTCCAACAAAGATACGAAGAATTAAAAGCACTTGTAGCACTAAAACAGCCTGTATCAGAGGAAACCATAATTAATTTATACGGTGGCTTTGATGCGTAGGGGGTGGTAATATGGCTGTAATAAGTAAACAACTTAAGCCCCAACCCACTGAAATAAATATATTTTTAGGATTAAATGAAGATACGACAGGAGACACACAACTAAAACTAGGCGAATCACCTTATATGATAAATTTCAGGATAACAGAAAATTATAAACTAAAATCCCGAGAAGGGTATAAAGAATTATTCGCTAGTTTAGGTGCGTTTAACATAAGAGGTATGTGGTATGGGAAAATTGCCAACTCATACCATTTTTTATTTGCCACTAATGGCAAAGTTTATGAGCATGACTTAACCACAGGAATAAATACAGAGATAGGTATTCTAACCGATAACGATACATTCTGCTTTGGCTTTGACGATAAAGTATACATCTTAAACGGGTATGAGTATAAATATTGGGATGGAACAACCTTTGGAGATGTAGCGGGTTACATTCCCACAGTAGCTATAGGAACACCACCTGCCGGCGGAGGAACTCCCTACGAACAAATCAACCTGTTAACAGGTAGTAAAAAACAATCATTTAGCGGAGACGGAACATCTACAGTATACCAGCTGGCAGAAACTAATATTGATAGCGTAGATAGTGTTAACGTTGACGGTTCACTATTAGCAGCAGGTACAGATTATACAGTTGACTTAACAAAAGGTACTGTAACCTTTACAACTGCCCCCTCTAATAACACAGATAATGTAATAATTCAATGGACAAAAGCCAGTACTGCCAATAGACAAAAAATAACAAAGTGTCGTGCTAGTATGATTTATGGCGGTAAAAATGATATAAGATTACATTTCTGGGGTAATCCTGATTATAAAAACACACGTTTTACAAGCGGTATACCTATTGACGGTTCAACAAGTGCCGAATATTTCCCATATAACCTAAATGCGGATATAGGGAGCTATGAATTTGCTATAACAGATATTGTAAGACAATATGACAGGCAAATAATTTATACTGAAAAAGATGCCTATTACTCTTATTATCAAATAGATGAAAACGGAAATTCTAGTTTTCCTGTATATCCATTGAATAGTGTAGTAGGTAATATGGCCTTTAATCAGGCCCAAATAGTCCAAAATAATCCATTGACAGTATTCAAAGGGGTATATGAATGGATATCGACAAGTGTTAGAGATGAAAGGAACGCACAGTATTTAAGTAAAAAAGTCCAGCCTTCTTTAGATGAAGTGGACCTAACAAAAGCACTAACAATCGACTGGGAAGAAAAAGGAGAATACTGGCTATGTGTTAGTAATACAGTATGGATTTATAACTATCGTAATGCTACATGGTATAAATTTCAACTAACAGATACTCCAACTTGTTTCCTAGTTATTAATGGAGAACTATATTTTGGCACTAATAACGGGCAAATAATGAAGTTTGAAGCAGATTTAAGAAACGATAACGGTTCAGATATAACCTATACATGGGAAATGAATTTTTATGACTTTCAGTCGGAATGGTTACAGAAATTTCTTGACCGTATATGGATTTCCATGCAACCTGGAAGTAAAGAAAAGATTACTGTAAAATGGGAAACTGATAAAAAAGTCTCTACACGAACTTACGATATACAGTATAACTTAATGGATTATTATAAAATTGATTATTCCAACTGGTCCTACTTAACTTATTATAATCCTCAACCATTTAGGATAAAAATTAAAGCCAAAAAATTCGTTTATTTTAAACTAATTTTAGAAAACACAACAAACACAGAAAGAGCAACTATTTTATCTATTAATCTTTTATCCAGAACAGGTGGAGAGGCTAAGTAAAGGGGTGAGATTATGGCATTAACTCAATTAACAAAAGACTTAAACTATCATCAATCATTAAGCGACCAGCCTAATGTTAACGAAGGTTTGACACCTGCACAACTAAAAGCAAAATTTGACCAAGCTGCAAATGATATTAAAAATTATATAAATAATACTCTATTAACAGAATTAGCAAGTGTTACTGATGGTGCAAGTGGTGCTGATAATATAGGGGCAACTGCAATAACCGACTTAGACGGTGCAACAGTACAGGCAATATTAGAGAGTATTAGAAATAAACTTAAAAGCATAACTGACGGGGCAAGTGGAGCTGACTTTGTAAAAGCAACGCCTATTAATACCGCCGATACAGTACAGGGAATATTAGAAGAATTAAAAGCATTAATAGATGATTTGCAAACACAAATAACTTCTAATGATACAGATATAGCCAACTTGCAAACAAGCAAAGCTGATGCTTCTAGTGTTTATACTAAGACTGAATTAGACGGTGGCCAGTTAGACAATAGATATTATACAGAAAGTGAATTAAAAAGTACCACTGATGGTAATTCGGGAGCGGATAAAATAGGTGCTACTGCTATTGATGGATATACCACAGTACAAAGCATATTAGAAAACCTGAAAAGTGCTATAGATGCTTTAGAAGCACAATTACCTGATGGACAAAATATCCCATACACAACAACCCGTATAGATGATTTAGAGAGTAAATATGACCAATCACAATACTCTACTCCCGTAACTGAAACATCCTCCATCATTCAACTCCCCTCCAACACCGTTAAAGGGCAAATTAGCGTAACTCTAGATGGTAGAACAGTAGCAAACTTATTAGGTGAAGGTGGGAACGCAGAAAGTCTAACTGACTTTACTTGTACTGGAGGGACTTTAGAGTTAGATAGTACAAAAAAAGTTTATGGGCAATACTCGGTTAAACATACAACAAATATTTCTAGTGGAAGTACTCAAATACAAAATAAACCTATTAGCATTAATAATTCTAAATATTATTTATGTAGTGGGTATTTATATGCCGAAAATAGTGCAAATATAAAATATATTAGAATATTAGATACTGATAATACTGTTGAATTGAAAAGCAGCATAAGCACTACTAATGTTGGTAAATGGGAAAGATTTGGGTTAGTTTTAACTCCAACTAATTTAGTAGGAGTAAATAATATAAGACTTGACGCAGTACAAACAATAACTACAACAGGACAAATCTTAAATGCTGATGGTTTTATGATTAATGAAATAACAGAAGAAGAATATAATAATCTTACAGTTGATGAACTGATGCAAAGATATAATTTTGTAAACGGAGTTAAATCTACATTTAGCGACAGTGGAGATAATATTACGAGTGTTGGGAAGAATTTGTTTGATATAACTAGAACAGACTATACAGGATTAGGTACTATAACTGCTACGCCTACTGTAAATACTGATAGCATCACATGGGCATCTGGAAGTGAGCGAAGATACGCAGTTCAATATCGAGTAAAACCTAATACAACATACTATTTGTCTTATTCAGGCGACCAAGTTTATATGCAACTTTCAAAACATACACAAAAAGAAAACTTACCAAGTGGGTTTGCTGATTATAGAACAGGGGTTGTATCAACCTCTACTGCTAAAGTAATTTCCATTACAACTGACTCAGATACAAAATATATAATGGTTTATTTTAGTAATTATAATGATAATACTGTTTCAAAAACAATCAACAATATTCAACTAGAAGTGGGTCAACAAACAACCTACGAACCATACCAATCCAGCACAATCTATCCTCCTGTACTCCGTAGTTTACCAA